CTACTCATCTCCTTGCGCATATCTTCCCTTACCCAAGTCGAAACCGTTGTCAGTACGCAATCGGTGAGCGTATCTCTATTAGGTGCTAATACGCCCTGTTTCATGCCGCCATCTCCTCTGCTTCTTCTAACGCAGAACGTAGAAAGTAATCGTCAAGGCCAAAGTCCTTGTAACCGTCTTCGATCATCTTATAATAACCGCCGTTCGGGGGACTTGTTCGGGTTTTGTCGTTCATCTCGTAAACGATCCAACCGCTGTTGATCTTGCGCCGCCCGTAAAAAGTCGGGTAACCCTCAAGCTGGTCCAAAGACCGCAGGCAATCAAGCGTAATATCCCACAGCACGACAGGACAAATTTGATCCCTGTCGGGCATGATGTCAGCAACTCCGCGAAATACAAGCCGTGTGTCGGGCAGGTAAAACCCGCCCAACGGTTTAGCCTTCGGACAGCGAACGGACATCGCGTCCCTGTTCGTGTTCATTCCATATGCCATATATAACATTATGCGGCCTCCGCTTTAATGTCGTCTTCGATTAAGTCAATCGCGTCACCAATCAACTCGTTCGTGAAGAAGTAAAGCAAGTCTAACTCAGACGGGTTAGGTAATCCCCTGAAGTGCTCAACAATAACCTTTTGAGCGTAGCCATAAGAACAGTCAGCGTCGTGCGCAGTGTACTTTACAAATTGACTGACAACCCAAGGCGTGATTGCATTCTCGAATGCAACGCCTAAACCGTTCTTCTTGAGAGCATCGCGCAAGTAAGAAGTGTTCTCCTTGTAGTGCTCTTGCCCTAAATAAGAACCGTCCAACCAGCAGCGAAAGAAACGCCGTGTTGCGTGGTTGCTATCCATAAGGTCGCCCTGAAGATCGCGTAAGATGTTTGTTTTGATAGTCATGGTATATACTCCGTTTCTACTAGATTAAAATTTGCCAGCGCGAATGTTTGCTACGCGCTCATCGTTATCAAAGTATTCAACATTTGTGACTTCAGCACCCGCATCAACAATTGCGGCAATGTAAGCCTTGGCCTCTTCGATCGTAGGCTCACAGCCTACGAAAGATGTGTGCGGTGTTTTTACTTCGTAACGGATCATTTCAATATTCCTTTTATACTAGATGTCCCAAGTAGTACCATACCATATAGGCAAGTCAAGAGAAAAAGATAAGAAAATTTATGCATTGATTTTAAACGATATTCTACGTCAACTTATTTCACGTCAAAACTTGACGTAGTTGATGTTGATGTAAAATTGTTCGTGTTATCAATGACTTAGGTAGTTTACGTCAATCGCGTCAAGAGTGCGTTTTGACGTAGATTATTGTTTAAAATCAATAGGTTAATTTACGTCAACTACGTCACCCCCTATACAGGGGGGGGTATAACCCGTCCCCCCCTGATGTTGTTATTGATCTAATCTGATCAATCCAATATGGGAACTATTGGTTTGTTATGGGCTTGTGCTAATGGGCCTATAACGGTATCCTAGCCGTAGCAAAGGTGAGGTCAAACAGAATGCCAAAGGTAGGGGTCGAAAATCCAGAGCATGGAAAGCGTAGGCTCAGTCCTCAGCAACAGAAGTTTCTGGATAACTACATCCATAAGGATTTAACGCAAACAGCTTCCGCTCGTTCCGCAGGGTACAAGAACCCGAACGTATCCGCAGTACAGCTACTCAACAACCCCGTGATCAAAGAACGCATGGAGGAAATGAGAACTGAACTCGAAAGCAAGTACGGGGTCACAATAACTAAAAGTGTTCGGGATATGCAACGCCTCAGAGATGAAGCTTGGGAAGCAGGGAACTTCGGAGCCGCAATCAAAGCCGAGGAACTACGCCTGAAAGTAACAGGGCTTATGGTAGCTCGTAGCCACGTTACCCACGAAAACGTAGAGAGCCTAACCCGTGACCAAATCGTTGAACAGCTACAGGAATTCATGTTGCGTGCTAAAGATCGCATGATTGACGTTACACCAGCAGAAAACCCCATAAATGACGATATTGAACTTATAGCGGACTGTAGCGAGAACGTCGCCGAATAGAGGCTGCGCTTAGAGAGGGTCGGGCCACGAGGCCCCGCAGGAACCCTCAGAGCCACACCAGAGCGCCGAATCGGGGTTTTTCGGGGTTAGGGTGCTTAAACTTGTTCGGGTTACTGTATCGGGCTAATATCTACATCTTTTGAATCGGGGTTTTTGTGTTCGGGTTCGGGATATAACCCGATGAATTGTTCGGGTTACCAACGGCAGTATTTTAGTCACCCGTTGTAACCGAGATACCAGCGAAAAAACCAACCGCAGTATTTTGTGTTCCAGTAGTTTCTGAATCCCGGCGACTAACCCGAACAATTGTCCGACTTGTTAGCGTGACTCAAGCGTTACCGCCGGGATCGGGCTTCGGGGTTCGGGCCTTCGGGATCGGGCTTCGGGTTCGGGGTCGGGCTTATATACATATATATACATACATATACACACGCGCACACACACATACACACACATACGCGCACGCGCTTTCCTTTTCTAATCGATTTTTTATTTTCAAAGTGACGTAGGGTCACAGGGAATTAAATCACGGGTTCAAACGTCTCCCTTATGTAAACCCAAAACAGGAGCGTTGGACCATGACTAAAATCGTATCAGAAACAAAACAGACTAGGCTGGAAAGCTGGACAGAAAACCAATTGGATTTTTGGAAGCTGACAATCATTCCCACAGGTCAAACGAAAATTGTTTGCGGCAATGCGGCGCTAGTCGAATTGATGATTGCTGAAGATAAAATTGCAGAGGCTTGGAAGTGAATAAACAATAAGCCGAACAATTGTTAAGCTTATTCCATAAAGTCCCTTGTTATATGGGAAAAAGTGGGATAAGAAAGGCCAAGGGCAGGCATAGTGTCAAACCCTATCTAGAAAAAGTGGAACAAAAACAATGACTTATCATTTTTCAGGCGGTGTAGAGATAGAAGCGGTACTTCCAAGCGGCGTTAGTATTCAAGATGTAAAAAGCGAATTTGTTCGCCGTGGTATCAAAGGATGGGAATTAAAAGAGGACGGTAGCGACGGCGTGGACATAGAAGCCGCTTCTATGCCTTTTGCTGATTGCTCTACAGCATACAACAGTATTTCCGACGCTTGTGACGCTATGGTTCACATGGGTTGTACCGTATCAACAGATTGCGGCTTGCATATCCATATTGGCAATGCGCTTTTAAAATCAAACGTAACCCCAGAGCAATATACTAAAACTAGCATAGACCTGTATGAGCGTACTGGACAGCTTCATACTGACCATGCTGACCCATTTGACGTTATTGTTGTCAAAGACGTTGCCATCCGCCTTACTAAATCAGCCAATCTTCCCAACGGTTGCAATGCGATGCTTTCAAAATCACGCCGCGATTTAAACGTAGGTGGCAACGGTGGCGATCACAAAGACGGTTATAACAAGTGGGCGCGTCTTACATCTATATCAGCCTTAGAAGCCGCCAATACCATAGAAGAACTAAAAGCCGCTAGTGCAATGGGACGCACTAATTACAGCCGCAAGTATTCGGCTGTTAACTTTAAAGCATGGGATAAAGGCACCGTAGAATTCAGACAACACCAAGGCACTATTGAGGCGCATAAAATCTGGAATTGGTTTCTTTTTCTCACTAATTTATTTAAGCAAACATTAGACACCCGTATCAGCACAGGAACCCAAACAATTGTGCACGACACACCATCACGCCCACCGTTTCGCGATGGTGGCCGCGTCATAGACCAATACAATCTTATGCGCGTTGCTGGTGGTTGCACTACCCGTGACATCATGATGATTACAGGATGCTCAGAGGGTAGCGTAAGACGCGCTTCCAGCTTGATTAGAGATCGCTTAGAGACTAACGGCTTTCCACGTTCATCTGTTATTACGCATGATCAAATTAGCAACGGCCACCAGTACGGCGATGGCACAGACCTAAGCGGTTATGAGATTGCTATGGAAGTAACAGTACAAGGCACAGGTCCCAAGCTTCTTCC